CCCACCCATTTTCTGTACGAATAACACCTTTTGGAGGTATCCACATTTGTGGAAAATAATTTGGATTAGAATCAAAAACATTTTTCATATCTGTTAAACCATAATCAGGAAAAAATTCAATATATTCTGATTGTTCCAAATCTCTTATTTTCATAAGTTCATCATAAACGGGTTGCAACTTAGGATCAATTGGGCCGTCATCATGCAATCTAGCCATAAATTCTTCTATTTCGGCTTGATTAATTTTTACTGTTGACCTTCCCTCTATAGTTAATGCTTTTTCCCCAATACCTAAATCAAGTAATAATCTATTACCTCTTTCAACAAACCTATTTAGTTCTAATATTCCAGTATTACGCATTCCTTCCATTCGTTGAATTATTTTATCAGCTTCTTTTGGATCTAAACCTTTTAAACCGTTTAATGCATTGTCAAGACCGCCTGGGGTGCTATCAAATGTTCCTGTCGCAGCTGCAGTTATATGTGGAATAGGAGGTTTAGGCAAACCTCTTCTCCGAGCTATAATCTCAACTGTGCTTTTCCACGCATCAGTAATAGTTTTATTTTTAAATGCATTATTAATTTCTTGCATCATAATGTTATTCATTTCCATTTCAGAAGAACTTAAAGGCATATAAAACCCTTCATATTGAGCTTCAGTACCAGGAATATTACTATACACATTATTAGGATCAGGTCTTGTAATTGTATTTTGGGTAAAGCCTCTTCTAAAAGTTGATAGAGATAAAGTTCCTTCTGCAAATGTTACTTTTTGAGGTCTAGTTATACCAGGCTGGATACCTACAAAAGGCATTTCGGAAGCTTTTTTACCTGCGTACATTTTCTCAAACATTAAATTAAATGCACCTTTTTCACTAGGTGTAGCTGATATAGCAATAGGTTTTGTTTCTGGATAATAATTAACTTCTCGTTGTTCAAGTTCAAACAACTTATTTCTTTTTTGCGCATTCAATTCAGCAATTTGTGCCCTGGCTTCTTTCCACGCTTTACCTCCAGCAATTGCATTTTGATTTGTTTGATTTACTTGCAAAATTGCATTGTCATATTTTAAAGTTTCTGCATCTATTAACGCTTGTATATTTTTGTTTGTTTCTGCGTCATAAGCAACTGGCAAATCGTCTAATTCAGGTCTTATAGTAAAAGTATTATCATTTGGTCTATACATTACATATTGTCTTTGAAAAGGTCTTGAATATAATCCAGCTTGTACACCAGGTTTATTTGGATTATCAAATGCGGCAAGGTAAAATTCTTTTGTATTATCTGTAGGTGATATTCTAGTAGTTCCAATTTTTGGATCACTGCTCATATATGGATCAATTCCATTTTCTCTAATAAATTGAATCAATTCCATTTCATCGCTTTGTTTAAATACTGTACGTGTTCCATTTTTTGCACCAACAGATAATGCGTTTATAACTTCTGGCACAGTCCATGAAGTATTAGATTTACCAAGAATTGCAGGATTTGTAGGTATTTCAGAAGTTAAATTGTTAGCGTTTTTAATATCTAATTCGTCTATATTTCGTCTTTTATTAAATGGATTACCAAGATTATCTATTTCGTCAAAAGATTTAGATAACGCAGCTTTTCTACTTAAATCTATATAATTTTCTATTTCTTGTTGTTGTTTAAAAACAACTGATGCATTTGGATCTCTACCAGCTTGAGTCCCTAAACCAAGTGTTTCATCATAAGCTTGCGTGTATGTTGCTTGTCCTGGCAAAGGTTGGGTTCTAGAACCTCCTGGAAACTGATATATATCAGATCCTGCAAATGGCAGATTTGGATCTTTTGGGCCTGTATATTTTTCTAGTGACGATAATATTTTTTGACCGTCTTTACTGGTAGGGTTAGTTCGAACTTTTATAGTGTTATTTTTAGGGTTGTATTTAATGAAACCTGCTGCGTTAAGTTCGACTAATTCTTTTCTGCTTAAACTAGCTATCAATGCTATCTCGTCAGGTGACAGATTACTTAAACCGCCTGCCCACAAATTTTTTGCACTTGTACTTAACTTGTGAAATTTCTTTATTTTATTTGCTATAGAAAGAGCTTTAAAAGGTTTATCATATGGAAGAAATAATTCTGGCCCTAAAGTCTCTGCTACAAGTTGATACTCCAGTGGAAATGGAGTTTCATTATATGCTCGAACTCCAGCATCATGCGCTGATTTAGTCTTGTCCCAACCTTTTTCTCTGTTTTCTGCATAATATTTTTCATATCTTTCTTTAAAATCAGATAAATTATCTACTCCGGCATGACCTGGATTAAATAACAAATTAGATAATGCTAATCCACTTGCACCATAATGTGCTCCGGCTAGAGCTTCAGAGTATGATCGGTCTTCTCTTAATCTATCTGGGCCAATTATTATGTTTTCTATACTAGCCATCCCTGAATTATATTCTGGATGGGCTGATAATTCAGCTAACCAAAGTGAATTAACAGCTCCCTGAGTTTCTGCTACCCAATTAATAGGCCACATTATTCCTTTTCCAATAGCTCTTGAAACAGGATCTTTAAACAAAGCAGGGAAATTTGTTGTAGACTCAGGTTGTGGTCGTAGTCCCCATATATTTTTAGTTAAATTATGTGTAAATTGTTGAGCAGGATTTAACCTAGGAGGTTTCCGAGTATGAGTTTCACTAGATTGCATAGGAGCAGGAAGATCAAAAATTTCTGCGTAATTTCTTGGAGTACTTGGTTGTATAGGCACTTCTTGTGGAGTTGGCGTATCTTCTATTTCTGAAGGTAATTTTAATTCGTTTTCTGAAGGTGAACCCATTATCTACTCCTTCTTCTAAATATAGTTACGGGCTTGCTAATTAACTGCGTTCTTCTTTCTCTTTCTTGTTCTCGTTCTTTTTGTAAATTTTCGAAATCTTGTTCTTCTTGTATTCTACTTGTTTCTTGTTCATACAATGCTGGTGTCTGAGTTCTAAATTCAGTTCTATATTTATCAATATTTTTATTAATAAAATCTTTTAATGTCTTTGGTCTTTGGGCTTCAAACTGTCCCATAAAAAAATCTTTTGCGCCAAAATCTACCATTTTTGCAGTAATTTCTTCTCCTGGCCTTTGGGTTACAGTATATTCATCTCTAATTCGTTGCAATTGAGGAGCAATAAATTGTAAAAATTCTGGACTATCCCCATATGCAGCTTGAAGATCTCTCAACAATTCTTCGTCACCAAAAGGTTCGGGAGCTCGTTCTACAAATGATGGCATACCTTTAAAAAATGATGGGGCAGCTGGTGGTTTACTTTCATCTAGTCCTGCTTTCATTTGTGCAAATGGATCATCTTGATTTATTTCGTCAATAGCTTTTTGTGCAGCTTGTACATTAGCATCAAAATAAGTTGTTGGAACACTTTCAGGATTATCAGGATCAGAAATAGTTTGACCACCTATAGTAATTTTTGTTCCTGGAACAAAAGAATAAGCTCCATCTTGCCAACTTTGTTTTTGTGCTATAGTTCCACTTGGAGTAAGTGCATAAACTTTCATAAAATTACTAAGAACTTCTTCTTGAGATTCTGTTGTAAATGGATTGGAAGTATAATAACTAGACATTAATTGTGCTAATTGATCTACAGCTTTGTTAGTTCCAGTTATTTCATCAACAATATTTTGTGGAGTTGTAGTACTGACTCCAAATGAACTTAACGCCAATGATTTTAATGCATCTGTATTAGCGGCAATTTTTTCATTTTTAGCTTGTAAAATTAAATTGTTTAAATAATTTGGATTAAATTGATTATCTAATTCGTCAAAAGTTTTCATCTCAGAAAAACTTCTATTCCATTCAGTTCTTACTTCTGCTGGAATATCTTCAGGAAGCAGTCCGTTTATATTTAATCTATGTGTCGAATATGATGTAGGATTATTTTTAGCATATTTAAGGTGCTCTGCCTTTTGTAACTCTTCAAATTCAGATGGTTGATACTCCGATACACCATAACTAGCAAAAGGATCACCACCTCGTTGTCTTGTCAGCATATTGTTGAACTTTAAAAATGTTTTTTCTGCTATTTCATTAGGAGTGGCATCTGTACGTCTAAGACCATTTCGATAATCTTCTAATTTAGTTGCTATTGTATTTTTTAAGTTATTTTTAATAGCTTGAGTAATGTTATTATCACTTCTAAAATACTTGCCTGCTACTCTATCTATTGCTTTATTTAAATCTGTATCTTCGTTCCATAAATTAAAATCTTTTTCTAATCTTAATGCTTGATTCTCTCTACTGCGAGCCTGGTCACTTATAGGAAATAATCTTGCGATACCTGTCCCATTTAATTTATCATCTTCTGTAATTGCTCTTAATGTTGATTGATTCCATTTTTCAAAACTTTGAATGGTATCATCTTCAGTAATTTTTTTTAATCTTTCAGAATCTGTATAGTTAAGATTTTCTCCTAATGCTAAAGCTTCTAGTTCTAAATCTGTTAAATCCTCTGTAGGTTTATTTTTTAATTTTTTTAAATTTATTGTTGTGTCATATAACTCTTGTGTGATCCAACCTTGATCTTTCATTTCTCGTAACGTAGTGTTTGTTCTTGTTTCTTTAAATAAAACATTAGGATTTTGAGAACCTTGTCTCAAAATAAAATTATATTCTTCTGATAAAATATCAGACATAATACTTCCTGCTAAAGTTTGATCTTCTCCAGCACCATAATAATCATAAGTAGCACTTTTAGGTGCAGTTAATTTAGAATGAATTGCTATTATTATAGCTTCGTCCCACTGATCTTTTTCTGTACTATTTTGCATATCAGCTGCTTGTATAAATCTAGGATCTTGCACAATACGATAATATAGTTCATTTATATATCTTTGAGTTTGATCTGGAGTCCATTGTATTTGTGCTTTAGCTTCTGCTTCTCGTCTTGCTACATACTCGTTTCTAAGAAACTCATCTTGATGATCAATAGCATATGTGTCTTCTCCAATACCTAATATTTCTTTTAAATCTGTATGAAGTTGACCCCATACAGTACCTTTTCCTGTACCTATATCCGTAGGATCAACAGATATATCACCAAATGTAAGAATTAAAGAGCCTTGGTTATTTAATAGAGTAAAATCTCCTATTTTTTTTGGTTTTTTTGGAGGGGCCATTTATAAAATACCCCAATTTTCTGGATCAATACGTGCTGATTTAAAGAATTCTTGAATTGGGTTTTTAGGTTTAGGTAAGTATTGATTTTTAAATGCATCTACTTGTTCTTTGTAACGAGTTTGTGCTATAGCTAATGGATCATTTAATAAATCTGTATCTTTTTTAGCCATTAATCTACCCTCTGTCCAGATGGCATTGGTCTACCACCACCTGTACCTGTTGCTAGTTGTGATCCCAATAAATCTAAGCCACCCATTCCTTCTGGAAATACTGACTCTCTGCCTTCTCCTGTTGCCATTCTAGCACCTTGTACATTTCTTTCACCTGGCCTTTGTAATTGTGCTTGACCTGGCAAATATTGTGTGCCAAGTTGATTAGCTGGAGATGGAGCATCAGCTGCGGCTGCTCGTTGTTGTTCTAATTCGACAGCTTGTGCAACTTCTTGTGCTTGTTGTTCTCTAGCAGCTTCAAGTAATTTTTCAGCAGCTTGTTGATTTTGTTCTTCAAGAGGATTAGTTATTCCAACTCTTATCTGTGCTTCGTACAAACTGATAAGCCCATTGCCACCATTCCATAATCTAAGTGCCAATAGTGCTTCACGCTCTCGTTCTTCT